TCTTCGTTGTCAGCCATACTTGCGAGCTCTTGCTCAAGTTCGCAAACCCTAAATTCCAAATCACTTATTTCGCTGTGTAATTCGGAATTTTCATCCTCCAACTTATCCAACTGGCCAGACTCTTCGGGATTTAAGTTTTGCTCTAAGCGGCAGGCAAGGGCATATGCTAATGAGTCATAACCTTCATCTGTCGCTAATGCTATCAATTCAAATTCAGATGAATTAGCGAATCGGCGGTTGGTTAATAGGTCCATTTATGCCTCCTCAGTTTGAGGGTAATTATTTACCCTGGAGAGTTTCTTATACACCTCAGATTCGAGCACCCAACCCGCCTTTCTGCCAAGTTTATAGTTGATAGACACCACGTCTTTTAATTCTTTTGCCTGTTTGATAGCCAAAGCAACCATTCTTAAAATCACAACTCTTGAATGGCGAGGTAGGTACTCGTCAACCCGTACAAATTGACCTGATAATAGCCTTTGAGCGATGTCTTCGATAGTTTGATGGTAAGCTACCTGTGAGGAAACGCTTTTAGGCAATGGTTCACGGAGTCGACGAACAGCTTCAGCATTAGCTTTTGTTAAAAAGATATCGTGAAAAGCGCTCTCTAACATCCAGCCAAGATTAATTTTAGTCTCAGTCTGGATTGTGATAACCTCAAAGCCACGGGCTTTTAAATCAGAAGTGATTTTGGATAAGATGACACGCATTGTAGAAGGTGCATACATGCTTTTATAGTCAGATACTCTGACGAGCTCGCCGTTAAAAATCCGTGATTTAATCTGGCCTCTTAACCCTTCAAATGATTCATCTGAGGCATCAATCATTTTATTTTTAGGCTTTGGCACGTTACCAGCAGCAGTAATAAGCGCAGCTTGTAGATCTTGCTCTTGCTTTTTATTCTCAGCCTGTCGCTTTTGAATCTCCTTGGTGTTTACATTGTTAAAATAAGAGTCGCCCTTCACTAAATTATCGGGTAGCGAATCGATTCTTCCGTTTTCTGCTAACCACTCTTCGATAACTTCAACTGGTGTTCCTCGACTGGCTTTGATAGCTGATAAATTTGTTTGTATTAGCATTACTAACCTCTAATAAGATAATAAATAAGGTGCCAGTTTCTCGATACTGGCATCGGCCTTGCCCTAAGCGCTTTAAAGCTCCCATGCATTTGTATGGGTAGGAGTAACTTAGTCTTAGCTGCATGTGATTTTTCGTCAGTTAACCCCACGCTTATTAACTGCTCGCACCATCATCATGCCTTGGCGCACCGCGTAACCCAGCGGTAGGGATGATAGGTATGTAGCTAGCCTCCAAAGGCAGGTGCAAACGGGATATCATCATCACTGGGCCCTGGCGTTGCTGCTGCTGTCATCTGGTTGTTAAAGCTTTGTTGCTGCACTGGTTGTTGCTGAATTTGTTGGGGCGCTGCTTGGCGCTTATAGGTAGCAGGATTTTGCTGTGTTACAGGTTGCGGAGCATTTTGCGTAAACTGGTTGTGTGTAGTAGCGATACCCGCCTGGCTATTCGCTTTTTCTAATGATTTTTCACTAGACTTAATCGTAGCTTCTAACACTCGAGTAAACTCATCCGGATTGGCTGGCTGGTTATTTGCCTTCTCGATGGGTAATTGTCTAGTCTTGGCATCAAAAACATTGAAAAGATTTAAGCCGCCTTTTTTAACTTCGCCTTGGTTGCTGTTAAAGTAATAATTTTCAGCTAAAAACATACCTACTTTTTTACCGGAAAGTTCTGGTGCTACGAATCCGGTTCTAGTGACATCTTTTCTAACATCAAAGTCATACTCTTGGTATTGACCTTGAGCTTGAGAAATGGCTGGCACGTTGGCACATAACATCATCGCGTGGATTAGGTTTTCACCACTCCAATGTTCGCCAGCGCTATTGCCATAGTAAATATCTATATGAGCAGAGCTGCGCTCGGAATTGATGATATGAAGAGACAAATAATAGGTCTCGCTACCATCTTGTTTCGCATTGGTCTTCCAAGCGGCGCTTTGTATTTGATATATCTCAGCGGTATTGCCTGAAATATAGGACGATTGCCCAACTTTAGCTGCTTTTGATTTATCTAAAGCCCATTGGTTTTGCATTGTTTTATCCTCTTAAATTATGCAGTTTGCAATTGTTGTGATTGATCCTGAGCGGGTAGGGATCCTGTCTTGGAGATGCCGTAGTATTCGCAAATTGCGTCATCTACGGCGTTTAAATCATTTGGAATAAGATCGCTATCAAACATGCCCTCGGGTGATTTGACTGTGTTAAACCCATTATTTTGAGTCATGAAAAAGTGGCCATCTTCACGTACTGCTGTCTGTAAAACCATGGTTACCATGCCTTCCAAGACAATTTTGTCATCAAGCATTTTTCCAATCGTTTTGATTTTAGTCCGGCCATTTTCTTCTTGGACATGAGCTAGTATGTAAATACGAGTATCATTACTAACTTGAGTAATTGCCGTATTAATGACGTTCCACGCGTTATAAGCCATTATGTTGTAGCGTTGAAAGGCGGCATCGCCTTTATACTGTTGATTGGCGCCTTTGATGTATTCATTGCCCATGATGTACTGAAAGTCATCAATGACAATAATGGGCGCTTTGACCTTTGGAAGTATTGAACAGATTTGATCAGGATTATCTGTTGCTATTTTTTTAATGTCTTTACCGCCGCGAAATGGGAGTGGCTTGTTCATTACGTTGATTAAGCCGGCAAGGTTGGGATCGAGATTTTTTAGGCTGTAAGATTTACCTTCACCTGAATTACCTAGAATCATTGTCACTATCGCCATTATTTTCACTCCTATAGTTTTGCTGGTGGTCCGGCTGCTTAGATTCGAGCTCTCGTTGCTCTTCTAACATTTGCAGCCATTCCCAGTCGGCCTGTGGGGCCTGGTAATTGTCATACATAATTAATTATTGCCATTTTGTTTGTTAAGCCTTGTTATTCGCTGCTTTGCTAAATATTCATTGGCATGAGCTTGAGCCTGCTTAAATCGCACTTGTTCGCGACTATTCTCAACTGGTGCTATAGTTGTTGTCGCGATATCTTTATCAGCTTGCTTTAAAACATAAGTGGTACAGCCTGTGATGTTGCTTATAGTTCCCAAAGCGATTGCTGCGACTATCACAACCAGTAATTGCGTTGCGATCCTTACCAGTTTCGTTGCAAGAGGCTCGCTAACATCATCGCTAAATTGATCTACTTCGTTGCCAGCAGCTAATTTGGCTGGCGAGTAACCCCAGTCTAATAAGTCATAACGGGTTAATGAGCGAATAAAGCGGCCTTGCGTATCGCATATCTCGATAGTGCCTTGCATATCACGGTAGAAGCATAAAGTTTCATTAGCACCTAATTTATAGATAGTAGGCTTAGTTCTATCACCACGCTGTAAAAGTTTTAGAGTTTGCATATTAAGCCCCTTCAAAGAGTTGATTATTTAGATAGCTAATTAATTCATCTTTATCTGTACTAATGAACGATAGTTGATCATCACCGCTGTAATGTTGCTCAATCAGAGTTGCATCCATATCAATGACGTGCTTGTTTGTATCGACATGACCAATAAGAGTTATCGAAGAGTGCTTCGAATCTCTTAAAGTCACAATAATTTTGTCACTGAAAAAGCGCACTTGATTTTCTGTTTTGCTTAACAGCGCTTTTATGTGTTGCGCTGGCATGTTGATTTGTGTCATAATATTGACCTCGTACGTAGTAGTAAGTAGCCCCTTTTGATGTCGTAGTCGGAGGGGCTTTTTTGTGTCTGTTAATCATCGTCGTGAACGTTTCGACCTATAAGAATTTTCACCTGCATACCGTTATTTAAAGTAAATTCTTGGTCGCTAACTGGGTTACATAACCCTTCAGGCAAACTTTCTTCGGTTCTTATCACTTCTTCAGCCCAATACTCTAAGACTTTGTAAAAAGGGCTTTCAGAAGTTATTTGCTCTTCTTCAGTCATATCTATCTCCTCTGGTTAACACACAACAGCCGACTACTTGAATCGGCTGTAATTTGTTAGCCTTTAATCATGTTTTTATATAGTCACTAGCATCATCGTCTGATTGCTTGTCTTTATGAGATTTATAATATCGTAATTACGATATACAGTCAACGTAATAACATTAATAAATAACGTAAATACGATAATATAATGTAACGGATTGTAATTTTAATCATTCTAGACACAAAAAAACCGCCCTCAAGGCGGCTTAGTTCACATCATTTTTCTGCTCATTTACTCTTTTTTCTTGAATGGCAGAAACAAAAAAACCGCCCTGGTATGGCGGTTTGGTTAACTTATAAAACTTAAGTTAAAAGCTTTCTTTAGTGCTTTTTAGTATCACCAGCAATCTTATCCATTAAAGCAAACAATAGTCCAGATAAAACGAATGTCATATGTATGACAACCTTCCACATTAGTCTATTAGCATCCCCATCACTTATCTGGTCAGGTATATTCATAAACGATTTGAGAAGGTCAATTGCAGAAATAGCAACAATGGCACTAATGACCTTTAGTTTTAGACCAGAGAAATCAATGGTTCCCATCCAGCCCGGACGATCTTCATGATCTCCTGTATCAATTTTTGAAACAAATATTTCGTACCCACTAAATACAATAATAAGTAATAAGCTGGCCACTAGTGCTATATCTATTAAAACTAATGTGCCAACAATCACATCGGCTTCGCTAGCAGTGAATACATGCGTAGTGATATACCAGATTTTTTGAAAAAATTTTATGAAAAGAAGAATAATTCCTATTATAAGCCCTAAATAAAATGGAGCTAACAGCCAGCGACTGTTAAATATAGTTTTCTCTAGACTTTGCTCAGCCTTCTTAGGCATATGTGTCCTCTTTTTTTGATTCATGATTCGATGGATTTTTTAATTTTAGCAAATGTACTGCTGGCAAGTCATTGATTTTAAGAGGATGAAAAACCGCCTTGGTGGAGGCGGTCTTTTTGGATTATTCTGATTTAGAAAAATGTAGTAAATAGCCTATTGGATAACAATTTTTTTACCGTTCATGGTATAGGTGCCACTAAATTTCTTTGTCTTAGTGTCGTAGTATCCCACAACATTATCCGAGGCACAGTCATGCGGTTTGCAACTATCAATTTTGATTGCTTTATTTCCATTAATGATAGTCGGTACTACGGGGACGGTAACAGAGTTAGCAGAAAACAACCAAGAAGGAACCTGGGCTTTTGAATTATGGAATGCCTGTTGAATTGACTTCTTAACCTTTGGTGTGCTGATAAACTCATAAGTATATGGGCAGTTATTATCTTTACACGTTATCGCTTGTTGGTATGCATTAGGTACCGCCTGGGCGGCCTGAGCAGCAAAAGGCAATAAAAATAGGCTGGCTAGAATTGCAATATGTTTTATCACAGATTACTCCTTTTTTAATATCGATATATGATTGGACCTCAATTCAAGGCTCAGGATTAAGGTCGGATGAGGCTCTAAATTTTACAGGACAGCTATAGATTTGCACAGTGATTTTTACCCCCACAGCTGTTAACTTATTTTTATTATATATAGCTGGGTAGTCGCTATGCAAATTAGGGGAAAGCGCTATCCTTATAATAGTTGTGGATTAAAGAATAACTTAATGCGATGGTTTGAGACTACTTTATTTCATTATTAAGGTGGTGGTTTATGGAAGTTTGGTCAGCACTACTTATCTCTATGCTTATGATGGCGCCAGTAATGGAAGCGAATGCTCGTAACCAACCGTGCTCTAAAAGCATGGGCGGCGTTTCGCACTGTAAAGACGGTAAATTTGTCTGTAAAAATGGAAAAATTAGTAAGTCTAAGCAAGTGTGTAAGATGTAAAGCAGTGGTTTAAGAGTGTTTTGATACCTATCGGTTCGCTTGAGTTGATGGGTATTTTTTTAGGCGTTGCAATAGAACTTCATTAACTCCGCAGGGCAATCGCACTATAGAAAATAGCCGCTTTAAATTAGATTATCTAAATAAAAGGTATTAAATAGTTAGAAACTATAACTAAAATATTTTTATATAACTTGTGTTTTTGTTATTTGCGACCGAAAATTGGTAATAACATCTGTAAAAGGTGAATAATTAATTGAAATGTAGCTAAAATCGATTTGTAGTGCGATTGCCCTGATAAACGAGTGGTATTCATAGTCGATATTTCTCATCGATTTCAAGTTAAAGAAAAGGTTATTAACCGTATCTCCAGCGGATAATATATAAGTGCTCCTCCATTGGTAATAACCGTTTGGCGTTTTCTTTGATGCTCTAGGGTAGTGCTCAAAAGCTATATCATCAACAATGGTTTTTATAATTTGTAAATAACCATTGAGAGTTTTCTCGTTAAGATTGTATTTCCTAGCCATAAGCCTGAACCCCTAAGTTACCTACAAATACTCTTTCCATAAGCACTACCACCCGGTAAGCATTCACATGGCTAGCCACTTTCATATCTGTACAATGCTTATCAATCAGTTTTGTATTTAAATTATTAATATAGCCGTCAATTAGATCCAAATTACTCACTCCACAGAACCCCAGATCTCCCACAGTTGCGCTCAATAGCATCCATCGTCTCTTCAGTGCTGTGAGAGCCATTACGCCAAGCATCGACGCTTTCTTGGATATATGCCCGGCAATTGCTAGGTAGTCCCGACTCACCGCCATACTCTGGCCTGCTATTAGGGTCGCCACTGCACCCAGCCAATGTCATTAATGCGATAGATAGCGCAAACAGTCTAATCATTTTAATTTCTTCTTATGCTCCACAGCTACACCACAAATCGCAAAAGACGAATGCCGACTATCAAGAATAGGGCAGCCCTAATTTAGTAACCTGCCCTCCCAATACCCGACATCCTGCCAGCCAAGTTCACCTTCTACTCTTCATCCCCATTCTGATCTTTATTGAATTTTTTAATTGGGAAGTTGTCCATACTATAAACAGGGATCATAACTAGATCCCCATAGTGCTTCGCCAACAACTTAACCTGCTCAATTGTCAAATTCATAGGCTCGTTATTATCTGCTGCGGCATTAATTTCAGCCATCAGTTTGTTAATAGGTAATTCGCTATTATTCATAATTTTTATCCTGTTATATATTCTTTTCGGCCCACTATGGCTTGCCTTATTTACTTCAATTTATGTTTACGCTCAACAGCGACACCGCAAATCGTGAATGGAGTATGTCTGCTATCTATTACTGGAAAGTCCGGATTAAGTGGTACCAGCTCACAATACTCAATGCCTTCATCATCAAACCCACGTGGCCGCCACTTTTTAAACGTTACGGCATTCTCACCTGCCTTTTTAGCAACGACATAATCGCCAGGCGAAGGCTGAGTATCTGGATCGACCAAGATTAGATCACCTGGATTGAAGTCAGGCGTCATGCTTAAGCCTTCAATGATTATCCAGTGAACATGGGGTGGGTAATCGCCTATGATGAGTTCAAACATGTCAGCAATGGCATCATCAAAATACTCGCAAAACTCACCGGCCTGGACATAGTTTAGGACGGGAACGCGGCGTACCTTATCCATCGGTACAATTTTGAAATTGTCTCCATCTGGATAGGCGGATGAAGCTGTATTACTTTGATTTTCAAACATTTCGCCTTCACCACGCAACAACCAGTTAGGATTTACGCCAGTAGCTATGGCGATGTCATATAGTGCTGACGAATTTTTATTTCTGCCATTCTCAATGTCAGAAATTACAGCTTGTTTTGAGCTAGCTTTTTTAGCTAATTCGTTCTGAGTTAAGCCTGCTGATTTGCGTGCCTTTCTAACTCTGTTTCCAACATCTAACGTCATAACATTACCTCGCATTTATATATCGTGATTATGATACAAAACACTATCGGTTTGACGTTTTATTAAATAACGTAATTACGATATCATGCTGATTGTACACCATAAGGAGTATTTCATGAATAAAAGTGTCGATTGGACGTTAATCGTTCGAGATCTACTTGAAAATCAAACACAGGTAGAGCTATCAAGAAAAACAGGTGTTCATCAGAGTGTCATTAGCGACTTATTCAGAGGGCTACTAAAGCCTAATCTGAGCTATGCATATGGCAAAGCTCTTAAAGATGCTCACGATGAACTTATTCAAAAAACTAATGTTCCCGAGGAGACTTAACTATGACTCAATTATCACAAGAACAAGTTGCATGGTCACGCAATATGCAAACACAAGTTTTGAATGCGCTTGCAGGCACTTGCCAGCAAGATATAGCAGAAATAATGGGTATCGATAGTGGGACTATCACGCGCTTAAAAGACGTGCATCTAGTCAAGCTATGCAACCTATTGGCAGCGCTTGGGCTAAAGATCGTTCCTATGGAACTTAAATGCTACAACCCCGAAATGGTCAAGATGCTTTACGCTCTTGCGAGGGATAACTTGATGAAGTCAGAAGAAGTGGATGATTTTTTTCATGACGACGCGCGAATTCAGATAGCGGAAGGGACTTATAGGCCGGGGGCGAGTGTAGGGGTTTAAATGCCAGGTTTAGTAAAAATCAGTAGACGATTAAAACGGGCAATAAAAAACCCCAGCGCTGGAGGGTCACTGGGGTTTGGCTTTCCTGGAAATTAACTTGCGGGTACTTTTCAAGAACTGCATCCAACAATCTAAAAGACTGTATCAACAGTACTAAGCAGTTAATGAGGAGGAGGATAACATGTTTTTAGAAAATATTTCAAGTAGCAATAAAACTACTATGAGCAGCCGAGAAATTGCTCAGCTGTGTGAAAAACAGCATGGCCACGTTTATAGAGGCATCGAAAAACTTAATGAAACCTATGAATCATTAGGCCTATCCAAAGTTGGAGGGGGGTGTTACACCCACCCAAATACAGGTAATCAAAAACACCGAGAGTTTTTACTTACTCAAGAACAGTGTTTAGATCTAATTAATGGTTATCGTGCGGATTTACGTATTCTTGTCAATAGACGCTGGCAAGAATTAGAGGCCCAAATAAGCACGCCAGCCATTCCTCAATCTCTACCAGAAGCGCTACGCCTAGCAGCTGACCTTGCAGAAAAACTAGAAGAGCAGCAAGCGCAATTGGCTATAGCGACTCCTAAAGCGGCGGCGCTTGATCTGATTGGCGCATCAGAGGGCAGTCTTGGTGTGCGTGAGACTACAAAAACATTAGATATTGCGCAGAATAAATTTATCTCCTGGTGCGTAAATAACGGCTGGATGTATAGAGACTCTAAAGACAAACTGCAGCCGTATAGCGGTCGTATTCAACAAGGGTATATGGAACACGCCCGGTCACATTCAATGGCCGTGACGGGAATACCAGGGCGACAACACAGCCGATGTTTACCCCAAAAGGGCTGGCAAGATTGGCACAGATATTTGCAATAGTACATGAGGTGGCGTAATGAGTTTTAAGTTAGCAGTTTTAGCCTTTGAGGCAAAAGTAGGTAGTCCACTACGTAAGTTAGTTCTGCTAAAGCTAGCAGATCAAGCTAACGACGATGGCATATGCTGGCCATCCTATGAAACTATCGCTGAAGCATGTGAAGTAGACCGCCGCTCAGTGATGCGTCACGTCAAAAAACTAGAAGAAGAGGGTTTTTTGAGAGTCGAAAGAATTTACGACACTAAAAACAAGAAAAACGCTAGCAATAGATATCATTTAACAATTGAGGAAGGCTTAAAAAAACAAAAATGCGTTAATGCTAGTAGTGACAATTTGTCACTAGGGTGGTAACACAGAGTCACCCAAACCTATCAATGAATCTATTGTAGAAAATAAAAAAAAGAAAAAATTGGAAACAAAAAAACCGCCACAGCGAAGAAAAAACCAAAACGTGATTTTGAGCAATTCGAGTTTTCAAATAATCAAAAATCTAAATGTGTTGAATACGGAATCAATATCGACTCACGGCTAACAGAATTTAGAGATTATTACGAAGCGCGTGGTAACCAATTCGTTGACTGGTCAGAAGCGTTTAACACTTGGCTTAACAATCACATCAAATTTAACAAACTAAACCCAATCGCTCAGGGGAACAATCATGCAAACAATCAACCAGCTAACAACCAAGCTTCAGGCAACAGCCAAGCAATCAGCCACTTTGACCAACTCCGAATTGAAATCAGAGACAAGTATGGCTCAAGCCAGCAGTTAAACGATATCCTAACCGTCAGTACGCTTACTTGAGTTGATCACTGAACTGTTTGAAGACTGGAAGCGAGTATTTGGAGCAAAGCTACAAGAACGCCAGGTGTTAGACATAAGAACTACTGAACTATGGGCAATTGCACTAAAGGGATTAAGAATTACTCCAGCGGAATTCAGCACAGCTTTAGCCAAGTCATTAACCCTAAAATGGCCACCAACAGTACCAGCTGATTTTTTAGAGTTAGCAAGAGATGGCAAGCAAAGCGAGTACTTAGATATACAAACCGCATTTGAGACAGCCTGTAGATGCGCAGGAATGCGCGGAGACGTCGAAAGAAACTGGAGGCACCCAACTGTATTAGAAGCGGCAAATCGCATCGGGTGGGAGAATTTAGCAGCCGCTGGCAACGGATTTATCAAATACTTTGCTACGGTCTATGAGCAGGTAGTCAGCGAGCATCAGGCCGGTGCTAATTTTGTTATCCAGCAAGCAAGAAGGATTGAGCATAAAAATATACCGGCATCGGCGGAATTTGTGGATGAGCTATTGTGTAAACATGGATTCAAGAAGGGTGGAAAAGGCAAGCA